CTACAATAATAAAAATTGTTTTGTTTCGCTTGCAGGAAAGTACCATTTAGATCCTATTTTTCTTTTTGGAAAATGCTTATCAAAGAAGAACTCTTTTTGAATAGTATTCCAACACATGCATGTTCTTCTCATCAACTCCTTGGTGTCCCAGAATACTAATTCCGAATCAATCTCCTTAAGTTTCTCATCAATTTTTTGAGCCATTAATCCCTTCAATGTCGTTCTCATCAATTTGAACAGATAGCATTTCCCACACCTCTTAGCCTGTTTGTTAATACATACCACAAGAAAATCCCCAATACCACGCTCTACATCGCCCTACAATACATACTAAGCCATGAATCCACACATGTATCAATGGATTGCTTAAGCCCTTATAACCCAATCTCAAGCCTCTAGTAATTAGCATTCACTAAATCTATTTAGGTAATATTTGTATTGCCTTCCATCGTTCGACACATGTAATATAGTCTTTATGAACTACGTGTTTTGAATATAATTCAGATTTTATAGAGGAGAATAAAAATGGCTGATAAAGAGAGAGAGAAAAATTATAACCGAGGTACTTATGATTTAACTGTTAATATTGATCCAACTTACGAAACAGGTAGTGGATATTATACTGAGGATATTGCTGATATGTTAGGTGTACTAAATAAAACAAATAGCAATCCTAACAAACGATTGATTGACGCTATTGCAAAATTTTATCGACTAGAAAGTTCAGGTGGAAGACACTCAACTGCCTACCCTAATTCAAATGGAGGTACAGGTTATAGCCAACATACAAAGTACAAGTATGATGACGAAGCAGTTGATTTTTTTAGAAACAAAATAACACTTTGTTGCAAAGGATATAAAACGATCGGGATATTTAATTTCTGTGGTGTGGATTTTAGATTAAAGAGCCCTGAGAGCTGGGATATCTTTTAGATTGAAAGTCTGATTTCTTTGGAAATACGATGCACAATGAATTACTCTCTTATTTGGTTTATCGGAATAAATAAATTGTATGGAGTGAGTGATTATTCTATGAAAAAAAAGAAAGAGCATGAGACAAATAATATTTTTGGTTCATATGGATTGGTATTCGCGCTTGGAGCATCTTTTATAATTCTAGGTATTCTGAGATGGTTCGGGTTAGAGGTACCACTTTTATTCTTATTAGGAATTTCAATTTCAGCTCTTGGTTTAATATTAATTGAATTTTTTAATATTCAGGGGAAATTGATTCTTATAATGCAGCTATCTGGTCTGTTTTCAATTATTTGTTTGCCTAATTTGAATTTCATGAAAAAAATTGACATTGCAATAATAACTAATATTAATGATGGACTGTCATTAATTATAATGGGGTTGACAATAGTTCTACTAAGTCAAAAAGGTCTCAAAGAGATACATTCAATAGTTGAATCCAACACAGAAACTATCGAAAGTATGGCAGCTTCGCTGGAAAAGGCGGCAGAAATGTATCAAGAACTTGTAAATAAGTACAAGGATTTAAAAGAAGAACAAGATAAAAAGATACTATAAAACACGGAATTCAAGGGTAGGTACAATGAAAAAGAAATTATTATTTTTAACAGTCTTTATTATTTTGATTGCTGGTTTATCCTATTATTATAAATACGAAGTTTTCACCATTCCACCTAAAAACCAAAACACTTCAACTCAATACACTATCACAATACCTTCAGATCGTTTCCCAGAAACCGCGGCACATGTCAAAGCAGCCATTGAGCATGGTGAAACTCCAGTATGTACAATTGATCGTAAAGGTGCAGAGGAGAACCGCAAAGAATCGTTAAAGGGTATCCCTACAAAAAAAGGCTATGATCGCGATGAATTTCCGATGGCTCTCTGTATTGAAGGTGGGACTGGTGCAGATATAGCCTATGTGACATCTTCAGACAATCGTGGTTCTGGATCATGGGTGGGTAATCAGTTAGAGAATTATCCTGATGGAACAAGAGTTATGATAATGGTAAAGTGAAGGAGATTAAAATTGAGGAGACCGCCTTATGTTTAAATCACAATTACAATCATTCAAAGAAGATCTAGAATTTGTGATAAAAGGACACAATACTCGCGCTCAGGTAAGTACAACTGCTGCCCCAATATTGCTTGGAGAAATAGAAGCTTTAGAAAATGAAATTAGAGAATTAAAACAAAGGCTATTACAGATATCAGAAATTTCAAAGTTAAAATGAAAGCAATTTAATAAATAGTTGGAGTGAACACATTTGAAAGTTTGGACTAAAGTAGAAGTTGCAGAAGGAATTGACTATTATGTTACCGCGGAAGAAGATTTTAAATGTTCAATAAATATTGAAGCATGGGAATATTACGATGAAGAATGTGATATCGATCATGAGAACTGGAAGAAATATAATGAAAAATGGGAAGTTGTGGCAGTTGTTTTTGCTATTGTAAAGGAAGACAAAGGTGAGATAAGGGTGCAGTATGAAGAAGATGATTATGATGCACATAAATCTAATTTATTGATCCAGAAGGCAGTTAAAGAGGGTATGGAGTTAATGAGAGAAGAATTGGATGATTATTTCTCGGAAGTTCTATAAGTACCAATATTTTAGTCAATTCAAAGAATAAGGGGATGTGTATTTTGCCTAGTTTAAGTACTTTTATGAGTATGGCTGGTGAAAAGTATAAAGTGTTTAGAAATGGTGAACAAGTATCTACTGTGGAAGGTATGCAAAATACCGAAGACAATACACGGAGGAAGTACGTTGGATTCTATCCTGATGCAGATATTCAAGTTGGCGATTGGATCACAGGTGAAGTTTCGAAGAATGAATTTTTTATTGAGGACATGAAGACAGATGTTGTTCAGGGCAAAGCATTTCAAAAGAAAGGCTATTCCTTAACAAGAGCCCAGTATGAAAAGCAACAAATTGAGAGCGGGAAAATTTCCCATCAATTTAACATTCAAAATGCATATGGTTCTTCATTTGGTTCAAGTGGGACTGTTACATTAAATAACACTTTTAACTTTGAAGCTCTTGATCAGGAGATTGAGGAAAAGGGCAAAGAAGATAAAGAGGAACTTAGGCAAATGATTGCTGAAATTAAAGAATTGTTTGAAGACAGTGAAAAGGTTAAGAAAGGTTCACTTTCAAAATTTTCTGAAGTGATGCAGAAGCATAGTTGGATAACTGGGGCAGTAGCTAAGCTAGGACTTGATTTTATGATAGGTCAAAAATAGACGACCCAATGGAGGGAATCATAGGTGGTTAATATCATTGAATGGACACAGATTTTACGAGCATCCAAAGAAGTAACTGATAAAATTTTATCACCAATGGAATACAATCATAAAGAGCGTATAGAACAAGAACGAAGACGTAATTTGTCTGTAGAAGATCGATATCGTGAAGATATGGGTCGTGTTTATCGAAGTATGAGATGATAGATAGTAGGAAAGAAGACACCTGATCACTCGGGTGTCTTTTCTTCGTCGTTTAATTGTACTTCCTTCACTGTAAATAAGTCCTCAACGTTCAAATTTAAAGCTTTAGCTATTGAAAATAAGTGCAAATCTGTATGTTGTTTCTGGTTGTCAAATCTAGATATTGCGGCTTGTGGTATACCTGCCATAGAAGATAGTTCTGTTTGTTTGATATCACGCTTCTTTAATATGTCGAGTAAACAAGGTTTTACTTCTAGCACACATCTACCTCCTTTCCCTATTCCTTAATATTACTATACAAAATTCAATAATGAGAATCAAATAATTTAATTTGACATTCAATATTGAGTATTGTATATTGTAATTAAAGAAGGAACAAACTAAAGGAGCGATGAAAATGGAAATCAGATTATCCCTGATTGAAGTAATCCAAGAAGCAATGGAAGGCACAAAGCAAGGTCTTATCAATCTTCTCAAGGAAACAGTAACACTTGATCCATATGGAGAAGTTGAAGAGGAATGTGCAGCAGCTATTGAGGTAGTTGAGCAAGAATATTCGGAAGAAGATGTTCAAGGTTTCTGGCGTACATTCAATTGGGATTTTGGATTCGATTTCATACATACTAGCATCTTCCGTTATGACAACATTCGTTTGGGTTTAGTGTAAACAGTCGTTCAGGCGACTTTAAACCGCCTTAAGTCTGAAGCGTTCATTCCCCAGAATTGGGGAGTGAGGTGGTAAAAAAATTCTAATTAAAAGGTGATGAAAATGGAACAAATGTATCGAAGAGGGGACGTTTTCATATGTGACTTAACAGGATCGCTTGGCTCTGAATATTCAGGCCTCCAGAGACCTGTGGTCATCGTGCAATGTGAGGCGGGAAATCGTCATTCACCCACCGTTCAAATTTGCCCAATTACTTCATCCAAAACTAAGAAACGCCTCCCAACCCATGTAAATTTATCGGCTGAGTTTCATGGATTAAATAAAGATTGTTTCGTATCCTGTGAGCAGCAAAGGGTAGCAGATAAATTTAGGCTCCAGCGCAAAGTAGCAACATTAGACAAGGAAACTATGGAGAAGATTGATATTGCACTACTTATCAGCAACGGCCTGTATGAGAAATTCATTTACAGAAGGGACGTGATGACATGTACGCGGTAATCGGCAAAGGTATGTTTACCAAAGATGCATTCATTCAATTCTTAATCAATATTGGGTTGAAAGAACATGATTCAATCATTAGCCAAGTGGAGCGTACTGGCAGATTAGAGCATGGTCGCTACAGATTTATGTTGGTAAGGTAAATGATACGATGTCGTACCAAACTTAAAGGAGGAGTTCCCATTTGTTTGAAGCCTACGATGGTACACCATTTTCCAATGATGAAGAGCGCGAAGCCTATGAGCACACCAAGTTGCAACGTAGACCAATCAAACTTTCCATAATCAACGTTTACCAGTACACAATCCAAACACAAATGGATCTACAGCGCGTAATCTCACTAGAGCGTGATGGCGGATATAAGGTGGTTTTAAGCGACTCTATCAAGTTAGGTGACCAAATAGTCGCCTTTACAGATGACGAGCAGAGAGAGCTGCATCTGGTCGAATTAGAGCGTGCTGTTGAGTATATGAGCAATCTCATACGTAAAGTGTTACATTACTGAAGATTAACTGAGACTCGTTTTGTTGGTAATAGTTGTGATCCTGAGGAAAAGGGGAGGGAAATAAAAATGACCCCCAAAGTTATGGGAGTCAAAATTTTATTATTAACCAGCAGCCAGAATATCGTTTGTTATTGCTTGCTCATCGTATATTGTCAGCCTGCCATTATCTCGAAGGGAAGAATAATACCTACGACCACAATCTAATGCGTTTTGCCTAAGTTGTGGGTTTTTAGGGTCTCTTGAAAGGATGTCTAGGGCGTTTCTATAGTTCTTTTGAGCTGTTTCTTTTTCTTCTTCGTTTGCAGCTAATCCAAGTAATATAAGAAAAATTACTACAAATGATCCACCAACCCAGTAAATGTTAAAAGTGAATTCACCCTTAAACCATGAAACGCCGCCAATTAATAATCCCTCAAGAATAATACTGAAAAAAAAAGCCGTTTTCAACATTTCCTTCAAACCTCCAAGTAAAATATATATGACATTTATATTATAATGTCGAATATGGAAGATTAAAAGTAAAATATTACTAAATAAGAAGGTTTATTAGGGGGAGGGAAATAGAGGGGAAATATCTGCTTGACGGATTTTCACTTCCATGTGAAGATATTAATGAGGACTCGAAAACTGGTCTAACGAAAAATAGACCCAGTCGATTGACTGCACCCAATTTTTGAGACTCATATTTAATTATGTAGAAATGGAGGTTGTGCTTCCTGTTCTTTGAAAACTGAAAACTTGCTTTACATCCTCATTTGCGGTGAGGAATGAAGTACTTATGAAATATTTCTTTGATAAGAATAACACGGTTTGATGGTATCTGCAAGTAAAAAGTCTTATAAAAGTGAAAAAACATTAGAAAAATTGGAGGAACTGAATGGCAAGAATTAAACGTCAGGTATTAGATCCTGAACAAGTAAGAGGCTACATCAAAGAACACATGAAATTTGTCATGATCAACAACAGAATATTTGACGACTTCTACGAAAACAGAGAGTTGTACTACCACCCATTAAAAGATGAAATGTACATTGATCGTAATACAAAAATTGAAACGAATTTCTCTGATTTAGATATGGTCATTTTCATTTTTATCCATCTCCTACAACTAAACAAAATTACATTATATGAGAAGGAAATGGCTGCATATCTTGGATGTCATGAAAGATATTTAAAGGAATCAATCAAAAAAATCAACTTGATCAGAGGAAATGTTAAAGCACAATACAATCCGCATCGAGACATTATTGATATTTTAAGCGAACCCAAAGAAGTTTCCTTGATCAATTATAAAATGGACAGAAAAGGAAGGAGAAGCAAATCTCCCGTTCCTGAGTGGTATGTAGACTTTATACCAGATCATAAGAAGACTAAAGAAGGAACGACACCAATCAATTTCTTTGCTGTAACAATCGATGATCTAGACCTTCTCACAAAGGGCTATTTAACACGACCAGAATTTATCCTGTATCTATTCTTTATTCGCATACACAAAGAGAAGTCTGAGCAGCAGAAGCCATTTAACTTGAGAAATTCCACTATTGCTGAAAGATTACAAATTAAAGGTGCAGATACGACCTTGAATAAATACATAGATAAACTTGAATCACTTGGATTGATCCAAATTAATTATCCAAAGAATTATGATGACAAGTTGATGTTTAGGCAAGAACCATCTAGAGAGTTTATACCTATAGCTAATCTGGCTTACATGGAACAATACAGAGTCGAAGAGCAAATTGATGAGTTAGCTGTACATGAATTTTCATAATCTGCACATGAATTTTTCAAAATGTTACATGAATTTTCATTTTCGTGTACTTGGATTTGTAATATATTCACATGAATTTTTCAAATATACACATGAATTTGAAAAATCGGTACATGGATTTCTAATAACTGTACGTGGCTTCATTTTGACCAGTGAAAATAGTCAATCGTATCAAGGGTTTGAGGCACCTATTTTCTCACTATAAGAACTATAAGAATACTATTTATAATAAATTTCAGAATATATCCAAGAAGAATCACAATAACAATTACAAGAATATCCGTAAGGATATTCTGAAGAGCGGAAGAGATGGAAGGGCGAAGATCAAGGTCAAGATCGCCTTTGAACAGAATTGAATTTAAATTTTAGGAGGATTTATATTTGATTAATAATTTGAGTTTAGAAAAACCAGTGTATATTCCATCTTTAGAGGCAAGCAATATTTATAATCATGTTGAACGTAATAAGCCGATTTATTTAAAGTATGTTGGAATGATTCCTAAGTCACTTGAGTTAGAAGCGCTTGTTAGAAACGGGTTAAATGTCATTACGAACAAAAGAAAGAAACGTAAATCTAATGATTTAATCAGTGTACAATTCAAAACCAAAGTTCGTGACGCGGCTGAAAATAATGCAAACTTAAACCAGAAGATTGAGACAACTAAACAACAAATTATAAAACTGGAAGAAATGGATCTAACCAAGAAAAAAGACATACAACGGATTAAGGAGAAAATTCAAAAGAAAAAAGACTACATAACATCCCTAGAAAAAAATCTTAAAGAGATTGATTTTGATTGGGAAGAGGTTGACAACAAATCACTTAGAAATCTGCTATACGAAGAAGGATTCACATTGAAAATCACTGATTACAATACTGGTGAGATTTTAGATGAGATTAAGTATGTTGTTTATAAGCGAAGTACTGCAAAATCACGAACAGGTAAGGTTTTATTTATCCGTGAAAAACTAAGCGATGATATAAATTTTCATGAAAATATGATTAATTGGTCTCGGATGGGCATTGACTTTAACAGAAAAGAAAAGGTTGATTATGTTTCATTGCTGGCCTATGAGTCACTAGTTGGAAGCTGTATTAATAGCATGGTTAAAATACCAACAAAAAACATTCTGGTTATTGATGATGTTGAAAGTGTTTTTGATCAGGATGTTAATGTTGTTAGCGTTGGTGTTGACGGAATTCTAAAAAGTAAGTCTGGAGAAGCACCAGTTACACAGAGTTTGTTTGATGGGCAAAGTTTACTTGATGAGCAATACTTCGAGGGTAGTAAAAAAAGTATGTTTTTACTTAGGAATCACTTTTTTAAAAGTGCTGCTTTTCGTTGCTCAGTTCAAAAGTATCTGCAAGATTTTGCTGAAAAGAATGGAATTGACTTTGATACATGGCAATTAAAAGATGATTATTTTGGATTAGGCACCGTTTATGCTAAAGACGTACATATGATTACTACCCCTTCATCCATTAAAGCCCTTAAGTTTTCTAATATGGTGGGCACTAAAAAAGATATGTGGAATCACTGGTGTGAAGTTGTTGATGCTGAAGGTTCACTATTTGGAATTGTAAAAGAAGAAAAGCAAAGTAAACTTGGAACAGATGAAGAAGGCAGAACTATCCAGCAAATGAGTTATCAAATGTTAAATTCATTGCCGTGTGACAATGATCAATTAATCAAGATTGCTTCATATGAATCAGAGTTTGTAATTAACTTGAAGAATAATATGGATACTTTCTTGGGATATGTGGCTGATACAGCAGAAATCACCAATGGAAATCAAATGATGATTGATCTGTATAAAAATAATCCTAAGATTGCCCATACAAAGATGTTCAGACAATGGAAGTCTAAGACAATTAATAAATATGTTGATCGTGTTAAAAGCGGAAAAGTGAAGATTCTTAATGCGGATTATGCCGTGTTATTAGGGAATCCAATTGAAATGCTTGCAGTTACTGTAGAAGACTACAGAGAGTCTAAATTAGCGTTAAACGACAATCAGGTATACACTAAGATGTTTCCTTTTGGTGATTCCTTGGCAGGCTTCAGAAGCCCTCACACCTCACCAAGTAATGTTTTATCTGTAGAGAATGTAGATAATGAACTGATAAATGAATACTTACCTCATTTAACTAAGAATATTGTTGTAGTAAATTGTGTAAAACATCCGTTACAGGCCATTCTCAGTGGTTCAGATTACGATTCTGACACAGTTTTGTTGACAAATAGCAGCGAGCTATCAGATTTAGCTAAGAAATGTAAAGAGGAGTATAGAGTTTGTATTAGTGATGTTGGAACAGATCCTTCTACGTACACCGTAAACACTGGAAATATGGCGAAAATTGATAACACTCTAATGGACTCCCAAAAGTTTATTGGACAGGTAACAAATGTAGCGCAGCTCATTGTGAGTAATATTTGGGAGGCCGAGAGTAGAAATAAGGATTGTAAGAATATGTGGGAAAAGTTGAGTTGTTTGACTGTGTTATCAGGTTTGTGTATTGACCTTGCCAAACGTATGCCAGAAGTAGATATTAAAGAGCAAATTATAGATGTGAAGAAAACAGAAGATATGCTTAAATACAAGCCACATTGGTGGTTAGTCCGTAATAGCAAAGTAGCTAAGAAGGGTAATAAGAAACTTAAGGCGATGAAAGAAAACAAAATTAAGTCTTATAATTGTCCGATGGACTACCTATATAATAAATTCACAGACATAAAAAATGCACAAAGAATCGAAGATTTAAATATTATTGATCTAATTGTTAAGGGTGATGCTGGAGATGCTAACAACCCTCAGAAAAATAAACTTTTAGATATTTTAGATGAGTTGGCTAATAACATTAAGAGCACACATAAACAAGAGGTAGATAAAGATGAGGAAGAGATGTTGGAGTATGAACGAAATGAACTTACGTCTGAAGCCGTAGACTGTGTAACTAAACTAAAAATTAAGCCAGACACGATGTATGCAGCTATCATGAATATCATAAAAAGTGAGTCAGATAATAGCACGATTAGATCGCTTAACGTTTTATATCAAGCACAGAAGACTGTATTTATTAGAACTTTTAAGAAAAACGAGTTTTTTTCTAGCGAGAGTCTTCAAAAAGCCTTATAGAATAAGGGTTTTCTAGTACTAGTGAAAATTCCTATATGGAGAGATGGTTGAGTGCAAAGGTATACCAATAGTTGCCCCACCAAAAGGTAAGCTCAGTAGTGGCGGTCATTTCTCCTTTTATTTTTTGTTTGACTTTCAAGTGAATTTTATATATGATATATAGTTAGTTATTTCGTCGGTGTCACCGCAAGGGAACCATGTTTATTCTCCGACAATAAACAAAAGAATAAGCAAGCCAACTCAGCAATTGATGGGGATCAAGTTGGCATCCTCCTATATGGTATGAGTTTTAGCCCTAAGCTTAACTTAGGGCTTTTATTCGTACTACTTTTTATTTTTCAATCTTAAAAATAGTTATTTGGATTTAATGTAACATAAATATGATGAGTTTGCAAATTCAGTATTTTAGCCATATCCATTTGAGATATTGGGCTTTGGGATAATAATATTCAAAACGATTGATTTCATTGTATATAAATAGTAGAATGATCCCGAATCTTCCTATAGTAAGGGGTAATACAATGAATTTCGATGTAGTTAATATTCAATTTCAATTCTCCAAGAAGTGGAAACAGATTACTCAGGCACTAGCCCTGTCAAGCGTTTTAGCTCTGACTGCTTGCGGAGCATCCGTCGATGCAGACTTTGCAAAGGATGCCAAGCAGATCGTTAGCTCGTTTGACTCAAGTATGAAGAGACCGGATTTCGATTCCGAAGCCATTCTCTCTGAGGCTCAATTCTTCTTTGACAAATGGGGTAAGAAACCAAACAAACAGGAGACAGAAGTCCTTAAGCATATCTCTCAGATGTCGGGATATGCCACACTTTACTCAGTGGAGAAGGAAGAGTCGAAACGATCTGAGATACGTCAGAAGTACATTACCGAAGTAGAGGCTATCAACAAGATAATTAAGTAGATAAATCTAGATAAATTGATCTTAGAGTATTTAATAATCAGACTCATTCCTGACAAGTTCAGGAGTGAGTTTTTTATATTTATGGCCTGATGTGTAACACCATTAGCTTGTGATGTATCAAGCGACAATGCCCTATATGCCATTTTGAGTGTATAGGTTGGAGATAGTTACTCCCCAATCGACGGAACCAATACAGTAAGACTCAGCAATTTTTGCTGGGTCTTATTTGTGTTGTCCATAGACAAAATAAAAGGGGATATGAAAAGAATGGAAAAGCAATTTGAAGAGGAACTTTATTTAAATGATGGGACAGTATTAACACAAGTGCCAAAATATCCGGATTATTATTGTGATATCGAAAACGGCAAAGTATATAGCGCACGAACAGGGAATAAAATCAAAATTCTTAAATCACATGAAAGGCCGCTTCCTCATAACTATGTAACAACGACAATTATTGATGAAAATGGAATTCCACAATGTCTTGGAGTCCATGAAATTTGCATGGCAGCAAAAGAATCAACGTGGAAGTGGAAAGAAGATGGGTTAGAGGTTAATCATATTGACGATACCCGTAAGAATGATAATAGAGCTGAAAATTTAGAATTAATTATACATAGTGCCCAGTATACGAAATCAGTTAGACTCAAAATGGCTAAAAAGAAACAAGGATCTGCCCATCCATTGAGTAGGTTAAATGAAGACGATGTAATTGAGATTAGACAGCGGTACAGTGAATTTGAATCAGGATTGAAGTGTGAGTTTGTTGAACAATTAGCAGACGAATATGGAGTGAGTGAAAGTTGCATCAATAGTGTGATTTACAATTATTCCTGGAGTCATATAATTTAACGAACACTCATGAAGACACAAGCAGATTTAACATAATGCGTTCCAGATTCGTCAGTCAGTGTTTCATCGTTGTGTGATTCAATCAGGACGTTTGATCCTATTTTTTCACCTTGTAAGAATATGTTTATTGGCTGGCTGAAGGTAATATATCGATTGAAATCTGATTCAAGTTTGAGTTGTTTTGGCATCGGGATCTCCTTTAAATGATATTGATATGTCATTATTGCATAAATATGGAACTATTTACAGTCATTTAATGAAAATTTGATGAAAACAAAATTAGTGTATACTTTCCAAAAATATTGTCTATAAAAAATGGAGTAAACTACCATTAGGAGGCAATGTTTTTGAGAAGAAAAGCGAAAAAGAAAAGTGAGATTGTTCTTGTTGAACCAATGCCAAGAGATGAAATACTTAAGCAAGTAGAAGAGCACACTTATCATGAATCAGGTTATTAAAGAATTATGGGAAGAGTACAAAAAAGCGGTCATACATGGACACGGAGCGGAAACAAAGCGAATACTGATTAAGATTTATGAACTACGAGACAGCCTTGCCCCTAAAGAGTAGGGGCTTTTTCTTTAAAGGTTTAGCTTACATACTCGTTTTGGTGCTTTTTGTTGATCAAAATAACCTTTCTGCATATAATGAGAACAAATGTTCTTATTGGTGGTGGTTTGATGAGAAAAAGTAATGTAGATATATCTAGACTCCCTTCATTTACATCATTGGAGGAAGCTGTAGACTACTTTAGGCGATTCGGGGAACTTAAATTTTACGGATGGGAAACACCAGCTCCAATGTATGCTATTTACTCATACAAGAGTAAAGGACTAGAGTACTTTATCAGTATTACACCATCTGGTGAAGTTTCGGTTACACAGAGAGGTGCAGAGTTGAGGAATGATTTCTAACATTAGGAATAGTGAAAATAAATAACCACCAGTCCGTCAATATCACACGGTTGGTGGTCTAAGTATAAGTATTGTTCAGAGGTACAAATAGTGCCGACATCACTATGTACATGTTATTTTAACAACTCCAGTTCTAAGTATTACGATATAAAGAAGACAGATTGCCGTAGGGTTGATTCATTTTAGGAAGAGCTCTAGGGAACGATGGCAATACTGGTTTTGGGTTCCAAGTTTGGTTAGCCAAACTCACTACACTACTAGGAACATTTAAATTAGTGGCAATTGCAGTAACTTCAGTAATCAGTAAACTGTCATTGGAATCGATAAACTGATTCAGATAGTCTCTGACTTGTGCATGAGTTTTATTGGTTCTTAGAAACCAAACTGAGTATTGAGCTTTCTCGACAGTACCAAGACTATAAATGGCACTGATTAAGCGTTTATAATCATATCCACTTTCAAAACCGTTTAAATCATAGCAAATTTGTAAGAGTCTCATTGTAGGTTTCCTCCTTTCTTCATTATTATTAGCACTTTAATGTGTCGAGTGCTACAAGATCTATAATACTACTAATTGGAAATGATTTCAACTAATATTTTAGTGAAATCACAATATATTGTGTGAGTTATATGTTATCGTGTACAATATATTGGGTTCGCATCAAACTGTTCGCATAATGGAAATAATATGGTAATTAAGCATAGATTAAGTAAAGATGGGTTGTTGTAGTTTTTGAGAAATGCAGAGTGAAACCGATACTTTACAGTCACGTATTGTATGTTAAAATTAGGAATATTACTACAATATGGGGTGTCTATGATGGTTTTATTTACAGTATTCTTAATTATATTTGTTTTCTGTGTGTTGGCATTAATTGCTCAACGAAAAATGTATAAGAAATTGAAACAAAGAGCAAAAGAATTAGGTGCCGATGCACAGATGTTTTGTCATCACGTAGAAGGATTACCAGTAACCGAAAATGCTCTAGTAAGCTTATTCTCCCTTAATGATCGATTACACATTGAATTTTCAGGCAATAAATTTGAACTGTACTCCGATAAGATAATAACAGTTAAGGCTTTAACTGAGACAGAGATTCTAGAAGTTAGTAAGAGTACAATTGGCAGAGCTGTAGTTGGTGGGATTCTACTAGGAGGCCTTGGTGCAATTGTTGGTGGAATTAGTGGTGTTGGAACGAAGAAGAAAAAGGGCAAAACCAATAACTATTTAGTTATCAATTATCATAATAAAGATAGTGTTCCATCAGTAATTTCCTTTAAGAATAATATGAATTACTTTGCATTGCAGAAGTTTGCTAACACTGTAAATAAACAAATTATTCAATTGAATAATGTTAATGGGACAGTTGTTCTATAATTAAAAAAAGACTAAGACTAAGACCACTCAACAATTTGAGTGGTCTTTTTATTTTTGGGTTGGAGTTAATATGGCAATCAAGAAAATATGTAATAAGAGTGGTTGCAATGCATTGGTTGATGCTGGAGTTAGATTCTGTGATAAACATATTGAACAAGAACAGGTTAATAAGAAAGAGCGTAACAAGCATTATGACATGTACAGACGTGACGAGAAGTCAAAAGCATTCTACATAAGTAAGGAATGGAAGGCGCTTAGAACCATAGTTAGGGCTAGATTTAGAGGTCTATGCAGCGCCTGCTTGAAGGTGAAGAGGATTAGAGCCGGTTATATATGTGACCATATCATACCCATTAAGGTTAGGTGGGAACTAAGGCTTGAGGAATCCAACTTACAATATTTATGTATCGAGTGTCATAACACTAAGACTGCTGAAGATAAGAGGAGATATGGAATATGAACATCAAAGATGTATTGGTTAATCTAAAGATAAGTGCTGATGTTGTTAGACCAAAGACAGTAACACCAAAAGAGATAGCAGAACGTGTAAGTTTAGTTGCTGAACCGATTCAGTTAGAACTAAAGATGTCTAATCCAGACATGAAACAAGTTGATAAGTGGTTGTGGAACATTAGACGTGCAAGTATTCCATTAGTTTATCATCTGTCAGAATAGTAAGAGGGGTGGGGGGAGGTCAAAATGTTTTTTGAAGAACATTGATGACCGCATCGTCCCTTTTTTGCAGTAAAATCTCCTTTTCTGAATCTATTTTGAAATAAACGCATAGGAGGTGTCGAGATGAGTAACAAAAACAGGAAGCCAATTGATGTATTATTGGCTGAAGGTAAGACACATTTAACTAAATCAGAAATAGAAGAAAGACGCGAAAAAGAAAATGCAATTAGACCTAACAGCGATAAAATAAAATGTCCATCATGGGTTAAAGATAAAGTGGCAAGAAGCGAGTATAAGCGTTTAAGTGAAGAATTGCAGGAGTTAAATCTGCTTACTAATCTTGATGTAAACACTTTAGCCTCCTATGCTGTTGCCTTTTCTCTATATCAGAAAGCCACACAAGAATTAGAAGGCCAGTCATTACTTATCAATGAATCAGCAAATCCACTCATCAGAATCCAGCTTTTATACTCTGATGAATGTAAAAAATACGCCATTCAAATGGGTTTAACCATAAGTTCACGTTTGAAATTAGTTGTTCCTAAGCCATCTGATGACAAACCGAAGAATAAATTTGGGGATTTCGTGAATGAATAGCGTTACTAAATACGCGAATGATGTGTTAAATGGAGATATAATTGCAGGGAAATCAGTAAGATTGGCTTGTCAGAGACATCTAAATGACTTAGGAAAACAGGGAGCCGAAGGGTTTCCTTTTTTATTTGATGAGAAAAAAGCGGACAGAATCATAAACCTTGCCCAAACATTGAAGCTTGCCGAAGGTGATAAGGGCAATCAAACGCTAGTATTGGCACCATTTCAGAAGTTTATTTTGGGTTCACTGTTTGGTTGGTGCTCGTCCATAACTGGATATCGTCGTTATCGTCAAAGCTATGTCCAAGTTTCCAGACAACAAGGTAAATCACTTTTGAATGGTGTACTTGGAATTTACTGTTCTAATTTCGATGGATATAAACATGCTCAAATTAACGTTGCTGCTACAAAATTAAAACAGTCTAAGATTGTTTTCAATGAAATGGTAAAAATGATTGAAGCTGATAACGATCTGTCAGAGATGTTTAAGATTCAGGACTACAAATCTACCATTCAAGCACTCAATACAAAGAGTGTCGTTAGTGCATTATCAAGAGACGATAAGTTAGATGGCTTCCGAAGTTACTTAGCAATTCTAGATGAGTATCACCAACATGCTACAAACGATATTTACTCTGCCTTATTGTATGGACAACGTACCTTAGCACAGTGCTTAACCTCAATCATTACAACAGCAGGAGAAGACTTCTCTTCACCTTGTTATAGCATGTATGAATACTGCCTAAAGCTTCTTGAAGATACATCAATGAATGAGCAATTATTTATATACATTGCTCAGATGGATGCTGATGATGATATCTGGAATCCAGACAATTGGGAAAAGTGTATGCCGCTTATAAACGAAGTCCCAACGATGAAAGAAAGTATTATTGTTGATGCACACAAGGCTAGAAGTATTGGTGGCAAGGATCTCTCTACATTTATGACTAAGGTTTTCAATATCTGGTGTACGGCTGGCGATACTCAATTTGTAGACGTAGCTAAATGGAAAAAAGCCAGTTGTGATTTAACTTTAGAGGATATGAAGAACCGTGATTGCTACGTTGGAATCGATTTATCGGGTGGAGGAACTGGAGATTTATCCAGTTTAGGCTTCGTATTTCCTCTTGAAAATAACAAATTCTTCATTCACACTATGTCATTTATGGCTAAAGAACACCTAGAAAGCCATATTCAATCTGATAACGTACCCTATAACAAATGGGTTAATGATGGTTTATTGAAACTAACATCGGGGTATAAGACCGATTTCAAGCGCATCATTAAGTATCTTAAGGATTTACGGGAGAGCAATGGAATTAAGTATAGAATGATTTGCTATGATGCGCACAATATAAACATGCTACTTGACGATCTGGACAGTTTCGGGTGTGATGTCGTTGAAATCAAACAAAGCGCTAAGTCATTGAATGAAGCAACGTTAGATTTCCGATTGACCGTTGACGAAGGGAACATTCTCTATAACAAAAATAATGAGTTGCTTACTTGGTCAGTGATTAATGCCAAGCTAGAATATAACTCATTTGGAGAATGCAAGATTATGAAGAATGGTAAGAGTACGAAACGTATTGACCCTGTGGATGCAATTATTGATGCATATGTATTCGCTATGCTTCAGAAGGAACAGTTTGTATTAACAGACGAATATCTGGATGAGTTGTATGCAGATTATCTGTAGAGAAAGGGGGTGTAAAAGTGGGTTGGTTCAATAGAAAGAAAGACATCAAAAAAGAGTTGATGAATGAAGGTTTTAGTATTGCTGATATCAATACTTTCCTAACGTCAATTGGTTTTAGCGGAGGGGACATAAGCGCAGACAAACTATACTCTGCTACTTACTACGCATGTATGGATATAAGATGCAAAGCAATTTCTACACTTCCTCTGAAAGTAATGAAAAGCTCAAATCAAGGTGTCGAAAAAGCAGATGATCATTATCTATATCAATTACTTAAGCGAAGACCTAATCCCTATGTAAGTACAGTCGATTTTCTTTACTCTACAGAGTTTCAAAAGTTGGAATATGGTAATGCGTATATTTATGCTCCAGTAGTCAGAGGTAAAGTTGCTGGGTTGTATTTACTAAATAGCGAACGTATGCAGATCATTATTGACGATGCAGGAATTATTGGTAAAACAAATGCGATTTGGTATCAATATATAGATCGTAACGGTAAAGAGTATATATTTAATTACAATGAGATTATTCATCTTAAGAATTTCACGAAGGATGGATTAGTTGGCACACCAGCAAAAAAATACTTAGCCGAAACTATTCAGAATGAACAATATGCTACTAAATTTATCAATAATTATTGGGCTAATGGTGTTCAGGGTCGTGCAGTATTGCAATATACAAACAATATGGATACATCCTCTGTTGAAAAGATGAGGACTAAGTGGGAACAGTTAACAAGTGGCGTGAAGAATGCAGGACGCATCATACCTGTTGCACTCGGATATGAGATCAAAGAATTCAATCCAAAGTTAGTTGATTCACAGTTCTTTGAGTTGCAAGGTCTAACTATTAAGAACATTGCCAATGCATTCGGGGTAAAGATGCATCAACTAAATGACTTGAATTCAAGTACATATTCTAATATTGAAACGCAAAATAGAGCTTTTCTTTCGGATACATTACAACATGAAATCGTTCAATATGAACTTGAAATGGATTGGAAATTGTTAACCGTTAACGAACTGAAACAAGGTTATTTTCTCAATTTCAATTTAGATAGTTTACTAAGAGCAGATTTGAAAACTAGATATGAAGCTTACGGCATCGGCATTGAGAAGGGATTTGATACTCCTAATGAAGTTCGTGCCTTAGAAGGCAAGAAGGCTCTAGCTGGAGGAGATAGGTTGATTTTTAACGGAAATGTTATACCTCTAGAGCAAGCAGGTCAACAATATACGAATGGGGGTGTGTAAAAAGTTGACAGTTAACTACATGAAGATTAAGAATAAGACTGAAGATCAGGCTGATATCTATTTCTACGGAGACATAGTTTCTTCGTCATGGGATAAGTGGACTGATACAGATACAGCTCCTGAAGATGTAAGGAGTATATTGGATCAAATAAGCAATGTAAATCAATTGAATATCTACATCAATAGTGGTGGTGGGTCTGTTTTTGCAGGACTAGCAATTTATAATATGCTAAAGCGCCACAGTGCTAATAAGACTGTATACGTCGATGGGCTAGCAGCATCCATTGCTTCAATTATTGCTATGGCTGGTGATAAAATCGTAATCCCCAGCAATGCTTTCCTGATGATTCACAAGCCATGGAATGGAATGTATGGCAATGCTAACGACTTCCGTAAGATGGCCGAAGATTTAGACAGGATTGAAGAAGGTATCTTAAATGTATACGCCGATAATTTGGCTGAAGGTGTGGACATTGCAACAATCAAGGATATGGTTAATGCTGAGACATGGTTAAATGGAACAGAGGCAAGTAAATACTTCAACATTGAAGTTACTGAAAGCAATAAGATGGCAGCTTGTGTTAGTGATAATTTTAAGAATTATCTAAATATGCCTGAAGCATTGTTGACAAAAGATACTCCAAAAGACGAGATTGATGAACATGAACTTATTAAACTACAAATCCAATTAGAACTGTTATAACGCCAACGTTGTAGCAGTTTTTTATTTACCCAAAATACAAATACGAGGAGTTTATAAAATGAAGAAAATTGATGAATTGAAAGCAGCACTAGAGACAGCTAAAACAGAAGCACAAACTTTCCTGAATGAAAATAAAGTGGCTGATGCTAAAGCGAAGATGGAAGAAGTTAAGGAACTGAAGGCAAGTATTGAGATTCAAGAAGTACTTGATGCTGAAGCAATGGAAGAAGTACAAAACAAAATTGACAATAAAAAGGTGGACGTTACTGAAATGGAAAATGTAAAACAATCAGCAAACACAGTACGCGCAATGATTAAAGCAGGTATGGGTAAAAGCTTGACACAAGCAGAAAATGCATTACTAATTCCTGCGTCTGGAGCGGGTACAGATGGCGTGGGCTATCTCTTACCATCGGACGTTCGTACTATGATTGTTGAGAAAATTAGACAATATAAATCTTTCCGCGATGTGTTGGGTTATATCCCTACAACTACTCTCACAGGGTCGTTCCCCGTTGAAGATTTTGAAACACTGTCTGAATTGGTTGACTTCACTGACGGAACTGACGGTACTGAGCCAACAGATATCAAGTTCAAAAATGTTACATATGCACTTAAAGAAAAAGGTGCAATTATCAAACTTTCCAACACTCTGTTGCAAATGACTGATAACAACCTAATTGCTTATATCGCTAATGTATTTGCTAAGAAAGCTGTAATCACTGAAAACAAAATGGCTATCACAGCTCTGCAAACAGGTAAAACCTTGAAGCAAGTCGCTGACTGGAAAGCACTCAAGAAATCGATCAACGTCGATTTAGATGAAGGTGTAAAATACGGTACAGTCGTAGTAGTAAACCAAGACGGATTTGATGTCCTTGACTCTGCACTAGATACTACTGGTCGGCCTGTGCTTCAACCTAACCCTGCTAATCCTACACAAAAATTGTTCATGGGCTATCCTGTTCATGTATTCTCTAATGCTCTATTGCCAACTACAGGTACAACAACTAAGAAAGCCCCTCTCTTCTACGGTAACCTAACAGAAGCTGTCTCCTTTGTAGATAACGGTGTATATGCATTCGCTAGTTCTGAGCACGCTGGATTCACGTCTAATACTACGATTGCCCGTGTTATCGAATATGTAGATGTTACAAAAGTTGATGCATCTGACAAAATTTATATCGCTGGAGAATTTACTGTCTAAGTCTTCTCTCTTAGAATGGAGGACTAATAATGCTTGACGAATTAAAAGAATACTTACGATTAGACATGGATGAAACTGGGGAAGATACCTTCCTCAGTTCTCTTATTATCGCGGCTAAATCCTATATTAAAACTGCAACGGGCAAGGAAGTAGATGAGTTAAATTCACTACATAAGTTAGCATTATTCATGCTATGTACTCATTGGTATGAGAATAGAAACACAGTCATTATAGGCCAACCATCGAAAACGCTTGAATACAGTCTGCAATCCATCATGTTTCAGATTGAATGGAGCGACACTGTATGAATGTAGGCAATCTAAGATACAAAATTGAATTGTGGGGAAACGTTGAATTTACGAATGAACTACTAGAGACAGATACTAGACCTGAAGCAATTAAATCAATTTGGGCTGAGGTCATTCCACAAACTGGGAATATGTCCAAACGACAAGGCGTAGAAACGATTATGACCAATGTTACACATAAATTTGTAGTCCGCTATAACTCAGGCAAAGACATCACGTCTGATATGTGGTTCCTATATCGAGGTCATAAATTTGATATTAGATTTATTCTGAATCCATATTTCTCTAATGAAAAGTTGGAGATTTTTTGTGAAGAGGTGGTTGGGTAATGGCTGACGGATTTGATTTTAGTGAAATGGAAGAGTTCACTAGACAATTAATGGATCTTGCTGTACAAAGGATGCCTAGAGAGTCAAAGAAATTCTTGCGTGACGAGGGAAATAAGTTAAAAAAAGACACGAAGGCAAAAGCCAAACAGAAGGTTAAAAAAGATAAAGGCATATACCAGAAGAGCATCAAGCGAGGTAAAGTATATAAATTTAACGGAAATCAATTGAGTATTCGGACGTATAGCAATGCTCCGCACGCTCATTTGATTGAACATGGTCACAGAATCATTGGGAAAGATGGTTCTGAGCACGGATTCAAACAGGGTGAACATGTATTTGAAGATTCAGTTAGAGAGTTTCATGACAAGTTTATTTCTGATGTAGAAGACTTTGTAGACGAAATGCTTGAGCAAGGATTGCGGTGATAGAATTGGTAACATTGAAAGACATAGCAAAGGCGATTAATGCCAAATTAAAGGAGTCGTTTCCTGATATCCAGATTAACACAAAGGATATTAGCGAAGGCTTTGCACGTCCATCATTTACTGTAGATTTCGATAACTCAACCAAATCTCCATTTGGTTCTCATGGTGTTGAACGTACTGTACATGTGATCATCTACTTTTTCCCATCTGACAGGAGTCAATATAAGATTGAGATGCTGGATGTACAGGACAAATTAGAGAATGCATTCACCTATACGCTAACGATTTTGGATGGATTTGTTGTCTATCTCGATGAATTGTCAAGCGATAAGGTGGACGGTGTTCTCCAGTTTGCTTTTGACATTCACTATATAGAAATTGATTATACCGATGATGTTGGTGAAGATGGCGAAGTATTAGAAGATATAGAAAACTTAAATTTGAACATTTGAAAGGGTTGAAGATATGAGCATTGGATTGCCACAAATTGAAATTATTTTTAAACAATTAGCTTCTAGCGCAATTGTAAGAAGCCAGCGAGGAATCGTTGCACTTATTGTTAAGGACAATACAGATATCACATTTACATTGAAGGAATATACATCTGTTCTCGACATCGAAACAGCTAAGTTTACTGCGGCTAACGTCAACTATATTAAGGATGTATTTGCTGGTTCGCCTAGTAAAGTGTTAGTTGTTCGTGTTGGTACTGCAAGTGTAACAGCAGTTGTAGATGCAATTACGGCACTAGGGAGTAAGAAATATAATTGGATTGGTTTGGCAGCAGGTACAGCAGATGAGCAGGACGATCTATCAGTATATGTGAAAGAGCAAGAGGCACTTAATAAATCAATTAAGGCTATCGTTTATGATGTTACCGCACCAAATAGTATGCATGTGGTTAATTTCACGAATGCATCTGTCACTTATACAAGCGGTACAACGGTTACGGGCGAGAAGTTCATTGCTCGTTTATTAGGCGTATTTGCAGGTCTCTCTACATCACTTACTCAATCGGCTACGTATTTAGCTTTTGCTGATTTACTTAGCGTAGTTGAGCCAGCAGATGTTGAAGTAGCTGTAAATAGTGGTGAGTTAGTCCTATTTAATGACGAGGAAACCGTACGTATTGCTCGTGCTGTGAATTCATTGACAACTTATACAGCAAATGTAACAGAATCAATGAGCAAGATTATCATCGTTGAATCGATGGACTTGATTCGCTCGGACGTGTACAACACATTCAAGAATGAATATCTGTCTAAGTATAAGAACAAATATGACAATCAAGTACTTCTGATTAGCGCAATCAACAGCTATCTTTCCGATTTAGCTAATGAGGGTATTCTCGATAGTGCATACGCAAACACATGTTATGTTGATATTGAAGCACAGAGAAACGCATGGCTGTCTATTGGTACAACAGAAGCAGCAGATTGGGATGATGTTACCGTTCGTAACAAGTCATTCCGAAGCAACGTTTATTTAGGTGGACAAATTAAGATTCTCGACAGCATGGAGGATTTCTCCTTCAGCATCGCTATGGAATAGGAGTGAATAAATAATGGCAAATAGAGGCAATGAAGTAATTAGCGGAACAAATGGTGTTATCTGGGTTAATGGACAGCAATGGGCTGACGTTACAGCATTTGAAGCTAAGTTAACAGCAAAATTTGAGGATGTGGAATTTTGTGATGACTATGCAACATATAAAGTGTACCAAGGTCGAACAGGCGAAGGAACAGTAACACTTAATAAGACACAAAGCCGTGGTGCTAAAATCATGGCAGATGCATTTAAAACTGGAGTTATGCCTGATATTAAAATTATTACAAAAATCGAAAACAAACAGAATGGTAAAGCTGAACGTGCTGTAGTTAAAGACGTTGTGTTTAGCGAATTCCATTTAGCTAAATTTGAGAATAGAGCAAACTTGACGGAAGAACTTCCTTTCTCATTCAGTGATTATGACTTCATCGAAATGATCTAAACAACAATGGGGTGGGCAAATTGTCCATCCCTTTATAATTATTGGAGGTAATAATAAATGGCTAATAAACGTAATACGAAACTTGTATTGGCAGATTTAATTGCTAAGAAACTTGACAAAGAAAACAAACGGAATAAAACCGAAGAATATAATATTGAAAGTCTTGGTGGCGCAGTAATCATTAAGGTTCCTGAAGAAGGAGTTCTCTTGAAAGCAATTGATATGCTAAAGGACGAAAGTATCACAGGAGTTATGGAGGCTTATGTTTACCTAATTTACAATTCCATTGATTTGTTCCAGAATACAGAGCTGCATAAAGAATATGAAGTGCAAGTACCTACGGACATCGTTTATAAATTGTTAGAGCTTTCTGAACGACTGAGATTAGGTAATTATATTTTTGAATTCTCAGGTGCAAATAACATCGAGGAAAACGTAAAAAACTAATCAAGCAGGATCATGAGTTGCAGATGATAGGATTCTGGATGCTAAAGGGTCATGATCCTGATAAGTTGGCTAATCTAACATTTTATGAGCAGGTATACTACTCTGAAATAATGAAACGGCATTATGAAGAGGAAGCAGCCAAAAATGGTGGTTAATTTTCTGAGGGAAGGAGGTAATGTATGGCATCAAGATCAATACAAGCAATATTAAACTTTAGGGAAAATATGACCCAAGGTTTAAGAAGGGTTGCGGGACAAACACAAGAAAATCAGCGACAAGTTAGACTATTACATAATAATGTAAACTCTTTCCGTAATTCAGCCGTATCCAGTTTTTCATCTGTAGCTAAAAGCGCAGGTGGATTAGCGACATCGTTTCTTGGAATTGGTGCAGCAACAGCAACTGTGTTTACTACAATTGGAACTGTAAAGGATTATCAGGCTGCTTTAAATCAATTACAGTCTTCTACTGGAGCAACAGCTCAAGAAATGGCGAATATGAAGGTTGAAATGGTAGATCTTTATAAGCAAAATTTTGGGGAGAATTGGGCTGATTTAGCAGACTCAATGGCTGTTGCAAAACAAGTAACTAAACAGTCAGGAGCTGCACTTAAAGAGACAACTGCCAATGCTCTCATTTATCGTGATGTGTTCAAAGCTGACATTCCAGAGTCAATTAAAACAGCAGATACCATTATGAAGCAGTTTGGAATTACGAGTACTGAGGCATTTAATTTATTGGCGCAGGGTAATCAAAAGGGACTTGATAAGTCTGGGGAATTACTGGACACTGCTAATGAATACAGTGTCTATTTCGCTAAATTGGGCTTCTCGGCTAATCAAATGTTCGACGTTTTTGCTAATGGATTAGAAGCGGGAGCTTTCAACCTTGATAAAGTTGGGGATGGCATCAAGGAGTTTGGAATTAGAGCTAAAGATGGATCGCAGTCTTCATTGGATGCATACAAAGCAATAAAGCTTAATGGTGCGCAAATGACAGCTCAGTTTGCCAAAGGTGGAGTGGAAGCTCAAAAAGCTTTTATGACTACAGCTAAAGCCATAAGCGAGATTAAAGATCCAGTTCTAGCAAATACTGTTTCAGTACAATTGTTCGGTACTCAAGCTGAAGACCTCGAACAACGTGTTATAAACTCATATGGAAACATCAAGAGTCAATTTGATATGACAAAGAAATCAATGGAAGAGATCAACAATGTTAAATACAACAGTGTTACTTCTGCTTTTGCAGGTATTAAGCGTGAGCTAGAAGTGAACATTGCTATTCCAATTGCTGACAGAGTTTTACCTAAACTCAATGACTACTCAAACTGGATTAAGACAAATATGCCTGAAATTAAAAACAGTGTTAACACATCTCTGAGTATTGCTAAGGATGTTTTCGATGGGTTTACCGCAGCAATTCGATGGACACGGGATAATGCAAATTGGCTAATTCCTGTTATTGCTGGATTAACTGGTGTAATAGTAGCACAGCAAGCAATTGAAGGTATAACGAAACTATACAAGGCATGGCAAGCTGCGTCTACTGGTCTAACAGTTGCACAAACGCTACTCAATATAGTAATGGCAGCAAATCCATTTGGGTTACTAGCAATAGGAATTGGAGTAGCAATTGGGGTCGGTGTACTTTTATGGAGAAATTGGGACACTGTTAGAGAGAAGGCTTCCGAATTATGGAAGGTTGTAAAGGTGAAGTTTGCTGAGGGTGTAAATTTTGTTGTCGATAAGGTCAATTGGCTTATAGAGAAACTGAATAAGATACCAGGAGTCAATATACCAGTCATAGCTAAAATGAAGGTTGAATCAGAGGATGCATATAAAAGCGGCTCAGCTTCTTTTGCTACTCCTAAGACTTTTAGTGACTTTACCAAGCCTAAGATTCCTAAATTTGCTACAGGAACTAGTTACTTTCAGGGTGGTATGGCTAGAACTGATGAACACGGTGGAGAGATCAAAGAGTATCCAAACGGTACAAGAGTCATTCCACATGATTTATCCAAGCAAATGGTTAGTAATTCAAGTGGTGGTATCACTGTTAATTTAACCATTCAAGGTAATATGGTTGGCAATAAAGAGTTTGCAAATTGGATTGGTGATTACCTGTTTAATAAAATAACATTGCAACAAGGAAACGTATAGGAGGGGATAATATGGATATTGTATTCAGCGCAAATAACTTTGAGGAAATGGTACAACTGCCTATTATTCCTCCTGATTTTTCTCTTCCATTTAACCAACGGAAAAATGAAGAATTCGAAACAATTCAAATGGGAGCACTTAATTTAGCAGGCTTAAGAGGACTAAAGCATTGGACTATTCAATCCTTTTTCCCTACAAAGGAATATAGTTTTGCAAAATCTAAAATAAGCGGCTGGGAATGCGTCAATTTCTTTAATAATTGGGCAAATAAAAGACTTCCAATCAGAGTCATTGTAACTACTGATTCGGGTATTGAAATGCTTAATATGCCCTGTCTTGTGGAGAATTTCACTTATGGCTTAGATCGAGCAGGAGATATTCCGTACACTCTAGACATTAAAGAGTTTCGTTTCGTCGAGGTGACTTAATGGCACATCAATTAATACTGGTTAAAAACGGTGAGCGCAAGAATATTACTCAACTAGTCGGCAATCTTTCGTGGTCAAGCAATATTGATGCTTTAGGTGTAGAGTTGAGTTTTGATTATGCCTATAATGATACCTTTTACTTTGCCGAATGGGATATTGTAGAGATTGGTGATCATATCTTATTAGCCAATAACAATGGTGATATCCTGCATCGGTTCGTTGTCATTTCACCAGATGTTAACGGAAGATTCAGTAAAGGATTTAATTGCTTTGATTATGCTTGGTATCTAAATGAGAATGAGACCGTTATACAATTTAAGAATATTAACGCGAGTAATGCCATCAGAAAGCTTCTTGATAAGTTCAATATCAAGCATGTAGTCACTGATATATCGACACTCATTAATAAGATATATAAAGATGAAGCAATCAGCGATATTATCAAGGATGTTCTAGAGCAAGCAGAGAAGGAAACAGGCAATAAATATAGGATGGAAATGAACATTGATACACTTAGCGTCCAAAAACAAACAGATCTTATCATAAACCCTATGGTTAGGCTGAGTGAAAACTCCGCTCCTTTTCCTGTTACAGCAGCAATAAGCAATCCAAGCAGAAAAACGTCAATAGATGGCATGAAGAACAGGGTTATTGTCGTGAGTAGCGGTGATGATAATGTCAATATCCTTATTGAGAGAAGCGATGATGAGAATATAGCCAAATATGGATTGCTTACTGAAGTTGTCACAGTAGATGAAAAGAATGAATCACAAGCAAGGAATATAGCTAAGAATACATTGGCTGACTTGAATCGCATCAAGGAAGACATATCCCTTGGTTTACTAGGACATGATGATATTCGAGCAGGAAGAATATTAGAACTCAACGAACCGATTACAGGTATTGTTGGACAATATGTAATAAAAAGCGCAAACCATTCAGAAAGTAATGGAATTCATAAAGTAAGTGTTCAATTAGGTGGTGTGTGATGGAGAAATGGGATGTAGGATTTGCAAAGATGCTTAAGGATAAGAAGAGTAATGGTTCGTTTGGTGTAACAACAGGTAAGATAATTAGTGCTTTGCCTGACATTGTTGTTCAAGTTGGAGATGAAATACTTTTGGACTCCTCTGACTTAATCATAGCAAATCGATTGTATTATATGCATACTCATGATGATGACGAGTATCATACGCCGATTCCAATTACTCTAATTACAGGTGATATGGTTATCCTTATTCCATCTTCTAACGGACAAACGTATTATTTGATAGATAAGGTTGGTGAATAATGTTTCCACAATTTAATACGACAGCAACATCAACTAATACTCTCACTGGTGAACGTTCACTAGGCAGAGTATTTTTATTTGATTTTGATACTAAACAACATGTGCTTATAGATGGAAAACCAGTTGAAGCGACATATGAGCAAGCAATTCAACAGTGGATTAAAACACTCATACTCACAGAAGCAGGTAAGTATCGAGTTTATGATGATTCAGGCTTTGGGCTAAGTTTGTATCAGTTCATTAGTAGGAGAGATATACCAATTGGCGTTATTAATTCTGAAGTGAAGAGACAGATTGAAGAACAGGTATTGAAGCATCCAGAGATTAGTTCGATTCAAAACTTTAGCACAACAAGGAACAATGGCATGATAACCATTAGCTGTAACGTTGTTACAAAGAACGGTGTAATGAATAGCGAGGTGAATTTAAGTGGATGAGAGTGAACTACATAATCAATTATTAAGCAATTTAAGCGATGACTATGATAAGACAACTGGGTACCTACCTTCAGACTTGCTTAAGTCAATATCGATTGTCTTGGCTGGATTATATGCGAAATTGGACAGTGTTGAGCAACTAATCGACGTTGATAATTTAACAGGTGAAAAGCTTGAACAATTTATAGAGCAACGAACAGGTATCACAAAGACTAAGGCAACGAATTCTGTTGGAGTGATCACGGTTAATGGTAATGGTCAAATTAATATTGGGGATTTGTTCGAGACAAAAGGTGGTATTCAATTCCAAGCAATAGAAACAAAGCTAATAACCACTACAGGTACAGTGAATATTGAGGCTTCTCAATCGGGTAGTGTCGGCAATGTTCCAGCGAATCAAATTGTTCAAATACCAGTAACCATAAGTGGTATTACAAGCATAAAAAATCCAGCAGCCACACATGATGGATTTGATGCTGAGACTGATGATAGCTTGCGCGACCGCTATTATCTTGCTCTTAAAACCCCTGCAACATCGGGAAATCAATACCACTATTTGCAATGGGCGAAGTCAATTGCAGGGGTAGGCGATGCTAAGGTATTCCCTTTGGAACAAGGAGATAACACGGTTGAAGTCGTTATTATAGATCAAAATAAGCAACCAGCAAGCACATCATTAGTAGCTAGTGTTCAAGAATATATCGACCCAAATTCAGCCGGACTAGGAAGTGAAGTGGCTCCTATAGGTTGTTTTTGCTATGTGACGGCTGCCATAGCGCTGTCTATCAATGTACAGGTCAGTGTAACTAAGTCTGCAGGCTATACGGATGCAGATGTTTTGACCAATGTTCAAGCATCAATTACCGCCTATCTAAAGGAAGTTGCGTTCAAAAGCACATACGTCAGCTATGCAAAATTAGGAGAAGCAATTTTAAATAGTGTAGGTGTTGAAGATTATTCGGGATTGACAGTCAATAGTCAGACAGACAATGTAAATATTGCAGATAAAGAAGTAGCTATCTTGGGTGGTGTGACTATTGTATAAAGATCAGATTATCAATAATCTCAATCGAATTATGAGATATGACACACTTGTACAAGAACTTGCTAATTCATCTGGCGTTCAATTGGATGACGCAGAGAATCTTATAAATGAATTTGAAGCCCAACTTAGCATTGATACAGCTACGTGGGCTTTAGTTTTTTATGAGAAAGAATTAGGAATTAAAACGGATATTAGCAAGTCATTGGATGAGAGAAGAGCAAGGATAAAGTTTAAGCAAATAGGCACAGGAAACATTAACGCGAACACAATTAAATTGGCTGCATTAGCATATCCAAATGGAGATTGTGAAGTTTCGTTTAATGGTCATATAGTAATAAAGTTCTCCTCATTAATTGGTATTCCTGATTTCTTGGAGAGTCTTAAATCGGATTTGGAGCAGATTAAGCCAGCACACTTAAGAATTGACTATGAGTTTAAGTATATGACTTATTTTGAATTCACTTTGTTGACATATGACCAGTTACATACAATTACATACAATAATTTTGCAAGGAGGTAGTAATTTTGCCAAGTTCAACACCAAATATTAATTTAAGAAAAATTAATCCCAATACTGATGGCAGTTTAGTGGTCAATATTGATACGGATTTCAATGATAACTGGGATAAGATTGATGCGGCAGTCGCAACAAAAGCTTCTGTAAATTCCCCTACATTTACAGGAACAGTAGGATTGCCAAGCAGCACCTCTATTGGCAATGTATCATCAACAGAATTGGGATATTTGGATGGTGTGACAAGTGCCATTCAGACACAGTTAGGTATTTTATCAACCCTCACCACAACAGATAAAACATCCCTAACAGCAGCTATTAATGAGAATAAAACATCCATTTCATCGAAAGCATCGACAACTTATGTTGATACTGCAATAAGCGCAATTCCACCTGTAAATTCTGCAACAGGGTCAACATTGGGTACTGTTCAGGTAACAACTATCCCTGTAAGTGGTAATCCAATTGCAACAAGCAGAGTGGGTAGTGTGAGTGACTCTTTATTAGCTACAACAAGTTTAACTACAATCGCCACATTTACACCAACTGTAAACAAAAGTAACTATGTAATATATACGTATTTCAGAGTAATCACTGGCACAACAAATGTTACGGTACAAATCACATATACGGACGGAACGGGTGCTCAAACAAACACACTTCTCAACGCTCAAGCAAGCACAGTTGGTAGCTATAGTCTTATCCCTTTGTTTATTAACGCAACCACTGCCGTAATCAACGTAAAAGCACAGGCAAGTGTAGCAAATCAAGTTTACATGTCAGCTTCTGTAGTGGGGGTGTAATATATGGCACAATTAATAGTTGCAGGTAATGCAACACCAGATAAAGTTTTAACAGGGAATAAGTTCTCGGCAGGGGTGCTTATGAATGCAGATGGGACAATGGTCAATAATGGAACAGTAAATCGTACGCCTAGCAATGTGGCTCAAAGTATTCCATCAGGGTTTACTACTGGTGGTACAGTGGACGCTGTTGTGGTTCCAGCGGCTAATGTTTTGACTGGTACAACAATCGCTGGAACTGCTGGGACTATGCCGAATAGAGGGGCAACAAACTTTACTCCTAGTACGGGGAATCAGACTATACCTGCTGGTTATCATAACGGTAGCGGTATTGTATCTGGAGATGCTGATTTAATAGCCAGTAATATAGTGAATACCGCAAATATATTTGGGGTACAGGGAAGCGTTGCTCCAAAGTTGTTTGCGAGTGGTACAATTTCATCTAGTTCTGGTCTGTTAGGTGGTGTTGTTTACGATGGTACTACAGGGAGACAAGACTATTATGTAACTGTAAGTGGTTTATCGTTTACACCATTGTTAATAACAGTCAATGGAGCACAACCCGGATATATGTCTGTTTTTATAAGTGGTTATAGTGTAATTGCTGGCCAATCCTCACCAATTTTTATAGCATCGGGTGGTGCTTCAATGTGGTTTAGACTAAGCGCTAATCATTATGTAAATGGTAGTGGTTTTCAATTACCGTATTATGGTCAAAGTAATACCGTTGATTGGAAGGCGTATGGTTAAAAATAAGGAGGGAAAAAATGAATATTGGAAGAAAAATATATTATGAAAAATCCACTGGTAATGTAGTATAGCGAATACTTGGATGAATTCATGCAATACCAACTTAGTATTGATCCTGTGACAGAAAATCTAATATGGACACCTCGTAGTGACGGATCATTAGAGGACGTTAAAATACAAAAAATTAAGCAACTAAACATTTTTTGCAACATAGCCATACTAGCAGGATTCACGTCTGATGCATTGGGATCGTCAAATACATATGACTTCGACATTGACGCACAAATCAATTTGGGAGGTATGCTCAACGCAATTACAGCAGGGCTAGTTTCAGAACCAGTTATTTGGAAAGCTTCTGGTCAGCCACAAGCACACACTTTTGTTCAATTTAAAACAGTATTTGGTGCAGGGCTTGCTCACAAAAATATAAACATTGGCAAGTATTGGACTTTAAAGGCGCAAGTAGAGGCGGCAACAACTACGGAACAAGTTAATGCTATAGTTTGGTAGGTGATTACTCTTGGCTATTGGTGATCTGATATTTGTTCGCGGTCATTATTTAATAAATAAAGCAATTGAATTTTTCGATGGTGAATTTTCACATGTGTGCGTGAGTCTATCAGATTCAAACAATAAAATACTCGAAGCACAAGGAATGACTCGTTCGCGAATCGTTCCTTTTTATTTTGATGATTATGAGGTTGTTGAATTAAATCTAACCCAAGAACAAAAAGATTTAGTATTGAAAGTTGCTATTCAACTAACCAATTTTGGTTACGACTATCTACAAATCGTAGGTATAGCTATTCAGGATATTCTTAAATTTAGGAAGCCTTACTTTATGAATAGTCCTAATAAATTGATTTGTTCTGAACTGACTGACTTGTTTTTATACGGAATAGGTTGGTTGGATGATGATATCTATCTTGGTGATTGTACTGTAAATGAGTTCTATAGAAAAGTTAAAAGTAAATTGGCCGAGGTGATTAGTAGTGAAAGTAACAACTGAAGATGGACTCATTCTAGAGGGTAGCCCAGAGGAAATTATGGCATTTATTGAATCAAAGAAAATGACCAGTAGTATATTACATGCTGGTGTAATAACGGGCACCAAAGTGACTGACTCAAATGTTGTTGATATGCGTATCTATTAATGGAAAATTACGTCATTTTCTGGTAGAATGATATAAAAATTCAAACAGGGGTGACAAGATTGACGATTATCTCAACCGTAATTGTGCCAGAAGGTATTGCCATGGCAGCTGATAGTAGACTAACAAGCAACTTTTCATATGGAAATGGCGCTACAGACAGATTTACTCTGACAGATAATGCTCAAAAACTAGTATTAGTTCGCAAATCCACAATCGGTATTTCATTTTGTGGAGACGCTATTATCGAAGGTAAGACTGTTGCTGATATATTGAGGATATTTGATATTGAAAAAATCAGTGTTGAAGATACAGTTTCGCAGGTTTCTGAAAAATTACAAGTATTTTTACAAAGTAGTTATGGAACTTATAATATTGCTTTTATCGTCGCTGGTTACGATTCTGATGAACCGTTTGTTTATAGTGTTACTAAGAATGAACTTCGAAGAACTAACTTTGAAAACGGTCAATTGGTATATACAATGACCTTTAATGGTGAAATGGAAACAATAAATAAGCTATTTAATGGAATTGCCACAAATTTCAGTCTCATGCCTCTTAAAGATGCAGCTGATTTGGCTGAGTTTTCAGCAGAGGTTACTATTAAATATCAAAGATTTCAACATACAATTGCCACTTGTGGTGGAGCGATTGATTTATTGGTAATAACAAAAGACTACGCTAAATTCATTAAGCATAAATTGCTAGCTCCATAAAGGAAGCTTTTCAGTTTATAGCTCCGAGTAATATTCGGGGCTTTTTGTTTTACAAAGATTTACGTTGAAAACAGAATTTTATGAGGTTGAATGAAGGGGACATAAGTGGGAAATGAATTGACGGATGTTGAAAGGATAGTAAGACTAGAAACTAAATTAGACACAGAGTTAGCGGCTATTAAAGAGGCGCTATACGATCTTAAGAAAATGATGTTGGTACGTGATGATATTCATGTAACCAAAGATCTTCTGCAAAGTGAGTTAAAGTTAAGAGACGAAAAGATTGAAGGCTTACACCGCGGATTAAATGAGATCCGCGACAATAGTAAATCAAATAAACAACTTGCTCCAGCTTGGGGACAGGTTATTCTTGCGGTTGTGGCAGTTGGTGTTGCTGTTTTAGCTTTGTGGAAGTGATTTGTGGGTAAAGATTTCGTATACAGGGTTAGAGACTTGTGAGATAATAGAACAGACGTTTCTGTATTTAGTATAATTTTTCCAAATGGGATAAAGGATTTCCTCCTAATATGTCGAATGACATAGGTATAAAGGAGGATGAATGTTATTGTTTAGAAGGATAACTGGCGCTTTAGGTTATTTATTAAATTTCAAAAAAAATATAAGAGATACGTGGGGTCAATTACTCACTTTACTTATCCCACTGGCTCTATCAATACCATACTTCCAAGGAATCATAGTTAGCAAATTGTATTATTTGGTGCCAGCAATAGCTGTATTTCTTATTGGGTACATACATTCAGTTAGTAAGCAAGCCACTATTAGTGATTTGACGGAAGAACATGAAGATGCTATTGAACAAAGAGACAGTTTAAGGAATGAGCTTGAGGCTATTCCAGAGAGAATAATAAAAAGTTTGTTTTATTTATTTAATTTTACTTACTCTGAACGTATTACTATCTACAGATTCAATGAATCAGAATTTGTTCCTGTTGGTCGTTACGCTAGAAATGCAGAATTTAAAAAGAACGGTCGGCAAAGTTATCCAAAACATGAGGGATTTATTGGTTTAGCATGGATTAACGGAGACTCTATATCTAGCGAACTACCAGATCCTAATCGGGCGAAACAAGGTTATGTTAATATGGTTAAAAACCAATGTTCCATTGACGATATGACAATTTCAAATATGCAAATGAAGAGTAGATCTTATTATTGCAAAAATTTGGATAATTCAGATGGTGAACCAGTTGCAGTTATTGTTTTTGAATCGATTAATCCACAATTGCCAACTGACGTTGAAGAAATCAAAAAAATTCTTAATGGTTCAATTGGTCAATTACTTACAAATACGATCAGAGTAAATCTTCACTAGGAAAGGAGTTCTTACCATGACTGATATACGCCATATCCTAAGATATTTTGCAATTCATTATCCATATAAGAATGAATTGTCAAAAACCAGAATAACTAAAATGGTTTACTTGGCAGATTGGTTCTCTTCTCAAAGACATCACAAACAAATGACCAAGATTAAGTGGTATTTCGACCATTATGGGCCATATGTGAGTGATGTGTACGATGCAGCGAAGAAAGACAATAAGTTGAAAATTGTGGAAGAGTTTTCTGCTTATGGCTCTCCTAAATTGCTTATCGCTTTAAAAAGTAAGGATTCACTGGGTTTAGAGGAACTGGATAAAAAAGAAACTAAAATCTTAGATAAAGTCATTGAAGAAACAAAAACACTTAATTGGTCGGAATTTATTGATTATGTATATAGTACTTATCCAATTAAAAATAAAGCTAGATACAATTTTCTCAATCTAGCAGAAATGGCAAAAGACGAAGAGATAGAAAATTAACACAAGTCACTCCATCGCGGAGTGGCTTTTTTGTTGTGTCTGTTGTGGTATAATATCCCTAATAATATTTAGGGGAGATATACTATGGCAGATTATCCAGATAATACGCCGATAAAGGATAGAGTATTACATAAGGAAAGTGTACTTAGATTGCTCAATGATATTGAGTATTTTGAGCTGACAGTTTATAAATTTACTGTTGAAGAAAGTAACCAATACACTGAATTCGATTCGAACAATGGAAGCCATAATTATTACTTAATTCGTTCTAACGGTAAGTTAGTTATGAGTAGGACTTTGGTTGATTTGTCTTTGTTCGATACAGGTGAAGATGATTATGGGCTTGATTGGAACACTTCACATTATAATAAAGCTCTGTTTGATTTAGGTATCAAAGTTTACCACAAAAATGGCACTAATAAACGTGCTTATAAAAAAGCAATAGATAGTGGTTTATTAGAGTATCGAGCTGATGTATAAAATGAAACCGCAAAGGGTGAATTTATGAAAATACATCCAAACAGAAGTGGTTTAACTAGAAGATTGGCTAAAGCCTTCGCAAACGAAATAGTACGTGACAAAAAGAAACAGAGGGGACGAAAGCAGCAACGGCCAATTGTCGCTAATAAAAGCACAAAGGAAAAAATGAGTGAAGCTTGGAATAATATTGGATACGTTGTTGCTTTTATTATTTTAATTACACTTATTATTAAGGTTGTTGATGCAATAAAACTTATTTTCCATATTGAGTAGAAATTCACTTACTGTCCTATCTAATCGATAGGGCTTTTTTGTTATACAAATTTGTGAAAAGGTGGGAAATGAAAAATGAATATTGATAAAGTTAAGGTGCTACGCATCGTATCACTTATGCTGGCTATTTTAGGAATCACCAATATGGTAGCATCTCGATACGGGTATGGCATTCCAGACGCAGAGATTGAATTCTACGCTAATTTAATCAGTTACGCATCTACGGTTATCTTTGGGATTACAATCGAAAGCAAGGCCATTTCTGCTCTTTTTAAGGGTAGGGGTGGAGTTTGATGCAGCTTAATGAAAACCTAGCAAAGAGTGAATCGCGCATATCCAAACTAAATTCAATTGTAGCTCAGAAAGCTAGACAACTCGTTATCGCGGCTTTTAATGAAGGAATCTATATTGTGATTGTTCAAGGATTGCGAACAATGGATGAACAAGCAGCCTTATATGCTCAAGGTAGAACAACAGCAGGATCAATTGTGACGAATGCTAGGGCTGGCTACAGCTATCATAATTACGGCCTAGCATTAGACTTCGCTTTGCTTGCTGATGACGGTTATAACGTCTTGTGGACAGTTAATGACAAGTGGCGTAGAGTCGGAGCAATAGGTAAGTCATTGGGTTTCGTTTGGGGTGGAGATTGGACAGTTCAAAAGGAAGGTATTGTTGATTTTCCACACTTTGAAATGTGCTTTGGTTTGAGCATTAATGACTTAGTTAAAGGTGCGAAGTTACCAGAATTAGAAGAGGATGACGATATGAATAAAGTACTTGAATACGAAGATTGGGCATGGACAGAATTAGATTGTTATCTAGGCGATGCTTATAACGATGGCACATTAGAGGATTGGAAATGGGTTCAATCTGTAAGAGATAAGACTTTGACTTATAAGGATTTATTGCTTCTTAAGGTTTTGATTGATGAGCGTAGACGGAAAATTGCTTGATTAAAGGGTAAACGGAGCTATTTTTTTATGAAATAGAGAAATTAAGCAATATTTAATAGAAATAGAGACTATCGACATTATAATCCGACACATTTATCAAATGTAGTTTGTTAATATTTCACTGAAGTATTACAAACGTAAATTTGATGGAGGTTTTGGGGCATGATTAAGAAAAAGAAGTATTTCCTAATGCTGGGGTGTTCACTAGTTTTTCTGCTTTCTGGTGTCGCTTATGGAAAAGATTTATTACCCTCACAAATAAGCTCATTAACAGTGTGCGTAAAACAGAATGGACAAATTTCATTATCTGATTTGAATGGTACATGTAAAAAAGGTGAAATTGCAGTTTCCTTAAAAGGTGAACAGGGAGCACAAGGTCCTAAGGGCGATACTGGTCCAACTGGGCCTCAAGGTGTTGCTGGACCTCAGGGCATAAAAGGAGACAAGGGTGACGTTGGCCCTCAAGGATTGCCCGGCGGGTCTGGTGCAAAAGTAATATCAGGTCTTGTAGGATGGAATGGAAAGCCATTTGAAGGAACTGAGTATTCTGTTAAAAAGCTTAACGTAGGTCAATATGAAATAACTTTTCCAAAGGGTACATTTAATAAGGGGCCAGTCATAACAGTAACTCCCTCAGGCTTTGTTCCCACAATTGCGATGACAACTTTAACGACATTTGGTGATTATGCCACATTTAGAGTAACCCTCAGACAGTATGTAGACAATTCATTCAATGATGCAGACAGTGATTTTTCTTTTATAGTTGCTGAAACAAGTGGATTAGCCAACTCTAACTAACATAGTAAAATAAAAAAGACCTGTGCGAATTTTATCGCATGGGCTTTTTTGTGTTGTCTTGATTGCTAGGGGAGATAATGTGTCCATGTAAGGAGTAAAGTGTTTTAGATCTAGTACTAACGTGGACACAATATCCCCAGCATTATTATTAGTCCCTATAATAAGGCGACTGTGTTGTTCTATTCCAAACAATACTTGATGAGGAATACGTTTCTTTAACATTGGAATCAAAGTATTTATCAGTGAAATCATACAATTTTTCAAACGCCTTAAATTCAAATTGCAATATTAATAAGTTTTCATTGCTTTCAGCGTGAACAGCTCCGATAACTTTAATCTTGCTCAAAAAATCAATGATTTCTTCACGTGTACTGTGTTCATCACGAACTTTAAAGTTACTGATGTTATTAATTATTTCGTCAATATCGCTCAGGTTCTTATAAATATCCTCATTACTCATGATAACTTCTTGCAATTGGCTGTTTAATGTTTCGTACTCGGAGTTGATTTCATTCGTTAAATCATCAAGTTCATCATCTTTGAATTTTCCCAAAGAGTATAGTTTTAGTACGCGTTTTCTTTGTGCATCAAGTTCATCAATTTGTGAACGTAAGGTTGAGGCATCTTGTTCTTTTTGATTGTCTATTTTCTCAAGTAACTTACCCTTGATTATATTCAAATCAGTAAAATAGGATTCCTTAAAATTTCGTATTGTTTCCTCAATTCCATTACCAATAAAATGCTCAATGGCCCACTCTAATACATCCTCGTAGAGATTTGGTGCGTCACATGCTTGTACACCTTTGCTTTTTTTTGTGCCACAATTAAACAAGATTTTTCCTCGATCAGAGTTTCTTACATAAGCGGCACCACATTTATTACAGATTATTAATCCAGAAAACTCACCAATGCCTTTATAAACTCCTCTTTGTTCAGTTCCTTTATCGAAACGCAACTGCTTGGCCGACTCGAATAATTCTTTACTAATAATAGTAGGTACAACATCCTCATGAACTTCCCATTCTGTCTCAGGCTTAACTTTAGCGTAATGCTTGTTAAAAACTGCTCCACTGTCCCATTTATTACGTACAAGTGTTCCACAATACTTCTCATTAGATACAATATGTTTGATTGCGTTAATGCTGAATGGTTTTCCGTTCCTTGTAAAGATTAATTTACTTTCAAGATGATTAATAATGCGTCGAAACCCATAGCCCTCATTAACATAAAGATGATATATTAAACGTACGACTTCTGCTTCTCCTTCATTTATCTCCAATCTTTTTTCACCTTCAAAATAGTCATAACCATATAGTCTATGTGCAGCAAATAAGGAACCCCATTTTGCTGTTTTACTCAATCCAGCTTTTAATTTCTGAGACTTGTCGCGTGAATCATTCGCCGCAAAGGTCATCATTAATTCAATGTAAAACATATCTCCATCATTTTCAGTGCTCTTATTGCAGTCGAGGAAATCAATGAATACACCTTTTGATTTCAATTCCCGAAGAGGATCTATAGCTAGGATGTCACGAGCAAAACGACTTAGATTCGTCACTAGTATCCTGTTGAATTTAGGTTCGCGTTTCATCGAGGCTTCGAAGTGAATTTTTTTCTTGCTCTTTGAAGGGTAGGAGACATCAACCCCTCCATCATAAAGCATTTGTAGAAATTGTTCGCGCTTGAACTTTGTGGCTGTCAATCCGCGATCAGCGTAAATATGTATCAGCTCGTAATCTTTAAATGAATCCTTATTACCAATTTCTTCGCGAAAAAAACGTTGTTGTGAATCAAAACTTAAATCTTGGTCTTGACTGGATGTTGACACACGACAATAAGCAGCGACTTTTGTTTTCAA